CGGCAGATAGCATTATTCGTAACAAGCTGGAAGCTATCTGGCCCTGCCAGTCAAGGGGACGTGGCACATGATAACTATCAGAGAATATGCTCAACAGAATAATATTTCTCTAAAGATGGCAAGGCATCGGCTAGAGAAACAAGTAGAGGAAGGAACGATGATTAAGAAGCGTGGGCGGGAGTATATGTATTTTGAAACAACGCCCATGACCATCAGATGGCATGACCCGTTTAACCTTGTTGAGAGGGGAAGGGTATGAGAGACCTAGAAGACGAGAAACGTATCAAGGAATACATGGCGGCAAAGATGACGCACATAAAGATGTATGACGAGTGCATGAACCTTGCCGATGGTCTTGATGTTGCGAAGTTCGCCGAGTTGGTTAGGGCTGATGAGCGTGAGGCGTGTGCGAAGGTCGCTGAAGATTGGCAGGTTGGTATTGCTGAACTGCGTTATCAAGCCGACTGCGCCGCCGCAATACGAGCAAGGGGTGAGAAATGATTAAGACATGGCAACAGCGGTGCGAAGAGCACCTAGACCACGGAGGCATTGTCACGCACCAGATGATCATGGAGCGGATGCAGGAAGAGATTGATGAACTACGCAAAGCACTAGAGGAGAAGAACCATGCAGACAACACTTGAGCAGAAGATACAGAACGGCACTTATTGGACTGGTGCCGCCTTGGGTGCCATGGTCATGCTGTTGGTGGTGCTTATTATCGAACGTTTAAACACTGGCCCAGATCCCAGCTCAGTCAATATGCCGAAGGATGTGGTCGAGGCTTACCGCATGGGATTGAAGGATGCGATGAAAACTAACCCTCCGTCATTGGAGTTAGAACAAGCCTGTATGAGTATGTGGTCTGAAAGGCAACCGGTGAAATAATGACGCACAAACCAGTGATGTTTTTTTATTCCTACCCATTGTGCTCAACCAAGAAGCAGTACAACCTCTGGAAAGATGTTGCCAAGCAATACAAGCCCAATCCAAAGAACGGGTTCTGTGAAGATTGCACCAAGGAATACCAGAAGAAAATGATTGCTGAAGGAAGATGTGAGAACCCCCATGTCTGGTTCTGCAAGGACGAGGACGGATTCGAACATGGGACGAGCAAGATTAAGGAGGAGCAATGACAGATGCGGTAAACCATCCCCCGCATTACAAGGTCGGCGGGATAGAAACGATTGACTACATGAAAGCCAAGTCCACACCAGAAGAGTTCAGAGGCCATCTCAGGCTGACAGTTCTGAAGTATCTAAGCCGCACGGGCTACAAGGATGACGCCTTACAGGATCTGAAGAAGGCGCAGTGGTATTTAAACAGGCTTATCGAAGAGCTAGAGGCATGAGAAAACAATTCTCCCAAGAGCAGTACGATCAAGACGATGCGGCTGCTAAGAAAGCCGTCTGTGGATATTTGTTTAAACGATGGAAGTACATCCCGGTTGTGAACAAAGATCTTTATGGGATAGATATCATCTGTTACAAGAACGGGAAGATCGCAGGCTATGTGGAGGTTGAGAGGAGACATTCCTGGCGAGGAGAGTTTACATACTCAACCATCCATGTACCCGGAAGGAAAAGGAAGTTCTTTGAAAACCCGGAGACCACCAACCTAATCTTCAGTGTTCGGAGTGACCTGAAGAAAGCTTTCTGGATTGATGGGCGGGAGGTTCTGAACTCTCCGGTTGTTTTTTTGGACAACAAGGAATGTGACAACGAAGACTTCTTTGATGTCCCCATACAGAAATGGACACTAGTTGCCCTATGAATAAGAAAGAGAGATGGTTTAACGCATTGACGCAGATCGGATGCATCGTCTGCTTAAAAGAGTTTGGGTTGAGATCCCCGCCTGACATTCACCATCTGCATAGGAATGGCAACCGGAGGGTGGATGACTTCCATACCATCCCGTTGTGTTACTACCACCACAGAGCCGGTTTAAACAACGATATGTACGCTTCCCGGCATCCCTGGAAGAAGGAGTTCGAGAAGCGTTACGGAGACGAATGGGATCTGTTTAAAGACGTTCAGGAGATGGTCAGGGAGTTAGACTCCAAGACTCTTGCGAAGAGTGCCGATCCTCTCGGTTAGAGATATCTCTGCCCTACGCAAGGCATCCAAAGCATCTCGTTTCTGGTCTGGATCCATCCGAGACATATTGATAGCCATCTTGGATTCCCGGATAGACTTCATGTCCTTATCTAGGTCTCGGACATAGTCCTTAATCCCAAGAACCTGACCGTTTTCTTTGAGGTACTCAGACAGAGCCTTCACATTACCGGTTCTTTCAAGCTGGTTGGATGTCCTGACTACCTCGTCAACCCTGTCCTTCAGGTCATAGTAGTCATTGACCGTACCGGCTCCGAGATCCGAGATCATAAAGCGTTTCAACACGGGTATCTGATCCAGTCTCCAGGTGGCCTTGGTAGCGTCATCCTCAGACCGGATGATGGAATCCATGGCGGTGATGGCATAGGTTCCCATCGATCCTGTGTAGCCCCGTAGAACATAGTCAATCTTCATTGGGGAAATCCCTAATGTCTGACCAAGTTCGATAGCGATCTTAGAAGTTCCTTCAGAGGTCTGGAACTCAGGAGCAAGGTCTCTCTTGCCCATGCCCACAATGTCTCGCTGAAGGAAGAATGAATAGTTTGCGGAAGCCTCAATCAAAGGCAGAACCGCCTGCGGGATCGGGTTAAATGACAAGGTACCCATGACCTGTCTGGCAATCGATTCCCGAACCTCTTTACCCGTATCGTCTCCCATGGTGTAGGCCATGATCCGCTCGGGGATAACCTTGAACATAACACCCAGTTCAAACGGGATCGGGAACTTAAACCCGCCGATGATCCAGTAGTTATCCCTGGTTTCTTGGTCTGCTCTCTGCCATTCATCATCATCCTGTACCAAGGCGTAGTACATCGCCGTGGTGCCCAGAAGGGCCAAGGAACGAAGCATAAAGGCCTTGTGTTGGGTAACCTTATTCGCACTAGCCAGACGCCCAAAACCGGCCCTGTAGAGCAGATCTAAGCCCTGTATCCGGGCGTTTAAGAACGGAATGATGGCGGCAAAGATCTGAATGATCGGGCTAGATCCTTTGCGGGAGAAGTTAATAACCTCCATTGCCTGGTATACAGCCTCAGCCTCATTGCCGGTCTCTTCCATGACCCGTTTAAACACTTCCGCCCTTGTGGATAAGTCAGCAGCGGTAGAAGCTTTATCTAACGAATCCCACATCCAAGAGATAGGTTTAACCGCCCTTTGAGCGGCAGACATATCCCCGGCCTTCTGTTTTAACTGTTTGGCAAACTCTCCAGAGGTGGCTTGAACATCTCCCTTGAACTCATAGCCAGAACCGATACCGGCCCTGCGGAGGGCTATCACCTCAGGGGAAGCATTTGCCAGAATCTTTCCAAACTGCTTCACACCATCCACGATGGGGGTCATTCTTTGACCGGTGGTGATCCATGCGGATAGGGATTCTCGAAGGACTGAGGCTCCGATAAAGGCTGGGTCTCGGGTAACCATCTCCCGCAGGAAAGAAGCGGGAGCGGCAAGGATATCCAATCCCGGTATCTGAGGGATGTTTAAAGCTTGTAAGGATTGAACCAAGAGGGGATCGGCTACCTGATAGAAGGCATCCTTACCGTTCTCCCGGACAGTCACCACATCAGGAAGGTTTCTTTCTTTTTCCGTTACCTTTTCCACCAGGTTGCCCACCCCTGATGGGCTGTTTAAACGCTGGAAGTTGTTAACCACCCGGTTTGCGGCGACGTTCCTCATCCCGGCTTCGATTGCCGCCCGAGAATTACGGATCACAGTCTCTAAGAATTCTCCAAGGGGAGCGTCTCCACCCTTAAGTTTCTTGGGTGCCTTGACCCCAGAGATAGCCGAGAAGATGCTGGGGCCGACAGTTCTTTCCCCATCCAACTGGCGGTAGAAAGGAATGTAGTCTCCGTACTTCATCCATTCCTGAGCCGCCTTAGCATCAATCACCCCGGTGTCTCTCATGTACCGTACTAAGCCTTCGTTGTACCGCTGGTAGTCTTCAAACACCTGTTTAAATTCAGGGAAAGCTTTCTCGATTTTCGGGATCTCCGCTAGTTCTTGAGATGTAAACGGAGTGACCTTCCCTTGGGCGTCTAGCCGAACACCCCTTCTTCTACCGGCGTAGTCTTGGAACATCCGATAGACAAACGGATCTTGCCTCTGGGCCAAGGGCATCAGGATATCCATCAGTCCCTTGACCTTGCCATTCATGTTATCGACGTAGGTGTAGCCCTTGTTATAGACCGGGATGCCTGATTTAAACGACTCAGCAGCAACACCTGCTGCCCGATCAGACATCAACGCTGCGGAAATAGCAGAGGTATCCGCCAAAAGAGCGGCATTGCCAAACTTCTTGGCAAACTCCCGAGAGTAGACCTCAATAGCTTCATACTTGTTGATAAACATCTGCCGAAACTTAGAGACCTTCGTTGGACTGATTGCTTCAGCAATCCGATCCTTCAACCCCTGCTCCACCCTGGGGGTTGTGGTGCGCTCTACAGTGTTTAAATAGCCTTGGCCTAGGGTCTGTGCAGCCTGCTGACGAAGTGAGAACCTAACCGGTTGTGCAAACTCGGTGATCTTTCTCTGGTCTCCAGCAAGGCGACTCATGTCAGCAACAATCTCTGACTCCCCTTCCTTGCCGATCATGTGGATATCACCGGGATTGATGTCTGCTTCTACAACCACCAGATCCTGAGGTGCAATCTTTGAGTTATTAACAAAGTTTGCAAACGATAAAGCGGTGTTTGGGTTGAGTGAAAATGCCGCATAGTAATCAAGATCACCCGCCTGAATGTTTTCCAACTCTTCCTTGGACATCAAACGGAATCCTTTGATGCGATCACCAAGAATTTGTCTGGCTAACTTTTGAACATTTTTTGTGTACTCTTTGCCGCCAGGAACCTGGTCAAGGTAGTAAGCCGCCTCGTTTAAACCAGCATCAGATACACCACCAATCCATGCATCCCTGAGTTCAGTAATTTCTGGGGTGGTCTCTAAACGTTCTGCCTGACCAAAAAATCTTTGAATGTTTTCTGGCGGAGGGGTATTTGAGCGAAGCGAGTAACGGATATCACCCGTCTTTGAACTAAATGTTCCCTCGTTGCCAATTGCAGATTTGATTTGATTGGGTCTGTAAAGACCAAGATTTTTGTAGAGTCCTTGCTCTTTGACATAGAACGCATCAAATCCAAGTTCTTTAATAGCTTCTTGGATCACTGGCTCTTCTATCAGCCTCCAATCCCCATTTCTTAGATCGTCAATCAAAGCCTTTTGATTGGATGGATTTTGATCGTAAGTATCGGGGTCATACTTGAATACAAGATCAGAAACCTGCTTTACATGACTTTTATTTTCAAAATCAAAAGGTTTTTGAGGATTGACATACAGAGGCATAACATTGCGCCCTGTGGTCAATTGATTTGCCAACGCCTGCTTTAATGCTGGCCCAACGCCCATTGTTCGTGCGGCATCCGCCATGGGCATATCTAGAAATTCATTCATCCAGTATTCTTTGGTGTACTGGTCTAGATTCCTGATAAACCCAGCCTTTGCCATTCTGCGATGCTCTGGGAGGTTAGCGTTTGTTAAATCACCAACCGCCATTGCATTGTCAATGACAGGTTCAAGAATTAACCTCTTTGCATCTAAATCTTTGTCTAGGTTTTCTCCTAGCTTTATAACCTCTCTGTCACTACTGTACTTGGCAAAAGTTCCAGCAAACTCTGGATCAGGGCTTACATAGATAGCATTAGCCTGTCCGGGGATGAACTCTTCAATATCTAGCGCCGTTCCATGGAACATCATTTGTGGCTTGCCGACAGCATCGACCACAGGACTCTTTTTAAACCACTGTTTAAACTCGGGGGTGTTTGTTGCACGGAGGGAGTAGCGAATATCACCCCGCTTCTGAGCAGCTTTAGCTTCTTCAATGGTTAAGCCAAACTGCTTGGCTTCTTCAAGGGTCGGCTCTCTCTGACCATATGTCCCAATGTTGCCGGTGACAGACTTAATCTGGTCTGGTTTGTATACCGCCAGGTTCTTTCTTCCACCTTCTTTCATGTAGAAACTATCAAATCCAGCTTCTTTGATAGCGTCTTGAATTGAATCTTCTTCAATAATGTCCCAGCTACCATTCTTGATGGCAACGACAGTATCTGGGGTCATCCCAACGTACTGCTTTAATGTTCTGATGTGCTCTGGGTTTTCAAAGTCAAAAGGATTCTCTGCCCGAACATAGACCGGCATAATATTTCGTCTAGCAGGCATCCTTCTTTTTAGAGCGTCTCTAATCTCTGTTGCATCTTGATCTTTGACAATACTCTTTAGCGGAAACTTCAACATCTCCGCAAGCATTGCAATTCGTTTTTCTTTGGACAAGCCAGGAGTCATTTTGGTAATGCCCTCGGCAAGTGCCTTCTTAATTTCTTGTTCGCTTAGAATTTCTGTTGCATGGTCAACCATCCAATCTTCAGACTGGATACCAAAATCATCAGCAAACTCTGGATCTGGCGTAACAAAGATCGAACTAGACCGCTTAGGTTTAAACTCGGTAATATCCCGAGCCGTTCCGTGGTACATGACCTTTGGACGACCCTGGGCATCAACGATAGTTGACCTTCCGAACCACTGTTTAAACTCTGGAGTGTCGGTGGTACGAAGAGAAAACTTTTCTGTCGGGGTAAGATTTCTTATGGTGTCTCTGGTACCCAGGAATTCAACCGGCACGTCATGGTTTAAGACAACCATCATCCCCATGCTGGGAACGGCGTATCCGTCGTAGCCTGCATCAACAATCGCAGACTCAAACTCATTCGCATCCTGACCCGCCTCGTTGTAAAAACGAGACATGATCTCTCCTGGCGGGAGAATGTTGTTTAGGGTCTGCTTGTAGACAAAGTTACCCAGACCGGCTTCAGGCCTGGGCATTGTTCCTGTTTCAAAGGGAACATAGAAATAGACCCGCTTCTTGATTCGGAAATCTCTGGACTGTGCCAGACGAGCGGCTTCTGCTCCCTTGATGCCGGTTCCATAGAAAGAACCGGATAGAACATCTACTCGTTGCTTGCCGTAGTGGGTTCCTGTGAAGGACTTTGCCCCCGGCTGAGACTCTCCGAGTACAAGGCCGCTTCCAGTGCTGGATCCACCGGCAGGTTCTGGAGATCTAAGGGAGAATTTGTTCCATCCGAAGTCTCGCCCGAACTGGTCGGCGATTGTGTCGTAAGACGAGCGCCAACCATCAAGGGTGTTTTGTATATCGGCGAGTTCTCCGGGGCTAAAGGCAGAAAGGTAACCTTCGCCATTTGCGTTCTCCTTCCAGTTATTGGATATGTAAGCACTCTCCGCACGGAAAGGCTCAACATTGAATTCTACATCCCCAGGGAATGATTCCAATGCTTCTTGTAGTTTTTCTTTGTACTTCTTATCCGCCATGAAGAATGGTTTGCCATCCTCGCCTCGGAAATTCACAAAGTCAAAAGCGTTGTCGATCCGGGTGAACCCAACACCAGGCATTGCCGTGTTTAAATGGTCAAAGAGACTTTGCTCAAAGGCAGGATCAACATTCTCAACGCTTGGGGTAACCCTGAATCCAGTAGAAGCAAACTTACCGCCAGCGGTAGGATCTGCTCTGTACCAAGGAACAGCATCCTGTCTGGTCACATAACCAACGATGGATGCGTATTTATTAGCCGCATCTCCTAGATATTTATTGTCATCCTTACGCAGGACAAGCTTGGTGATGATGTTAGGAGCGATCTGGTTCTCATAGGCACCCATAGAGAACTGGCTGGAGTACAACTGCTCTCCGCCAAGAAGCTGGAATATCAGATCGTTGCCGTCTTCGTCAACAAAGATCTCCCGGACAGCCCGGTTAAACGCTTCTTGCTCATTCCTAGGAGCTTTGTGAATCCCTGGTAAAAGATTAATGCTGGTGGAAGGACGAGTCTCCCAGGTGATATTTGCAGTCGCTCTGGTGATGTAGTCAGAGAAATCAATGATAGAAGGCTCAAAGGAAGCCTTCTTATCATCCGGTAGGGAGTCATAGTCAGTCTTATTCTTGACGTATGTCCAGAGAGCCGCCTGGATCTGACGGGGCAACAGACGCTCACCAGAACGGCGGAAATGAGCATCAGAGATCCTGCGTACCAAATCCTTGGCATAGGTATATTGTGTGTTAGATAAACCACTAGCACCGCCCACATCCTGATCCTCGGTGTGAGGATAGCCAAACAGACGCATCATCCAGCGGTCAATGGTTGACGCATCATCGAAGGTGTCGGTTTGATAGGTCGCATCATGCAGATTGCGATAGAAGTTCATCAGCTTGTCATCAACACCCGGCAACGAATCATCCATCGTTGGTGCGGCAAGAATTGCGGGAATCCTTTCTGCGGTGGTGTTAGGGAACCGACCAGCAAATGCGGTGGGTTGACCTGTTGCTAGCTGATAGATGGACTTGATGGTTGCGGTGGTATTACCGCCTACCCCATTGGCCTGGGAGTACAGGGCCATTAAACGGACTACCCGCTCAGTTAACTCAGGATCACCTCGGGTAATACTTCTGATAGCCGCTCCACTGTCCTCGTACCAGTTCTTGGACTCGTCCAGCATGGTGAACGGGGAACGAAGAAGATCTGTCATCTGGCGGACAAGAGCAGTCCTTTGAGGCTCTGTCCTAGCATTAGGAGGAGACCCAACGATCTCCCCACTCTTTAGCTTCCTGGGACGTAGAGAATATCTTTCCGGTTCTTCTGCGGTAACCCGCTGTGCTTGTAGTCCTTGAACCTGGGCGGCTCTCTCTCCCATGCCAGGTATAAGCTGGCCTAACTCTGCTTGTGTAAACACATCATCAGAGGTTTGGAATCCAAACCCTTTAAACGCATTATCCAAACGGGTAAAGAACGCCTTGATCTTGTCAAAGATGTTACGAATCAACCCAGCAGGAGGTTTAGTCTGGCTGAAATCAGAGAACGCATCAGCAATAGCTTCTTCGATCATCGATGCAGGATCTAGACCCTGATACCGCCCCATGATGTTGTACTTCTGAATCCACTCAGACTTAGCCTTGTTCTCAAGCACCCGCCACTGGTCAGGTGTAAACGCACCAAGCTCTTTAAGGGCATGAATAGACTCATGGCGAAGAACCCGCATAGGGTTCTCTGCATCCAGAGCAATCTTGATAAGACGAGCGGCATAGGCTCCATCAGCAACGCCGAGTTCACCCTTGATTGCCCCAACGATATTTAAACGAACATCCTTTAGGCCCAAGCTATCAAGCGCAGCTCGAAGCTTTTTATCTAGCTCGTTTACACGTTCCTTAATCCTGGGGCTGAAGATCCCTTGCAGCGCTAAACGCTCCTCCGCCGCTGTAATGTCACCTTCCACCGTAACCCCAACGCCACTAGGAACCTGTCCCGTTCGTGCCGCCAGTTCTTGTGAGGCAACCTGTTGAATCCTTTGTATGTCTGCACGATCTTTCCCTGGTAATGCATCAGCTTTTAAGGTTGGGAAAGCGTCTAGGATCGCCTCTAGCTTATCGGTAGGTAGACCAACCACAGAGGCATCCATAGCCTCTTGGCGAGAGTTATAGGTGCCTACAGGTTTATTACCTTGGAATAAGGTGTAACCAGTTCTTTTCTGTTTGGCATGACGAGGATTAACCGTCACCCCTTTACCAAACTCTTGAATACTCTGTTCAACCTTACCCAGGTTTCTCTTTTGCGATGCAACAGAACCTTGTAGCTTTGAATACTGTTCAGAGTTCTTCTGACCTAAAGCCTCTAGGTCTGCCAGTTCTTGTTCTCTGGCGGCAATAGATTGTTCAATCTTCTGTTTAGCATCTACAAGCTGTTGTTGGCGTTGTTCCCGGACAGCCCGTACTCTCTGTGCCGCAATCTCTGCTTGTCTGTTATTTGCCGCCTTGCCAATCACCTCACCGGTTTCGGTGGTGATGTCATATCCCTGGATCTTGTTATCCTCGTAGACACCCTCTCGGATGTCTGCACCGCCGATTAAACGGTTTACAGGGCTGGCAAGTTTGATGTTGTTGATAGTTACGCCCTTGACCGTACCACCAATCTCTTGGGCTTTACGCTGGGCTTGTACCCTTTCCGCCTGGGTAAGTTGTCCGTCCTTGCCTTTAATGACAGTGACCTGATTGCCCTTGGCATCAAATACCCCATAGGCGGGGGTAGCGGTACGCTCCAGCTTTCCTTCGGTGATGTACTTTTCAAGCAGACTTCTCTGGTCGTTTACATCCCCTAAGCCAGAGAAATCACCAATCTCTTGAAGAATAGTTGTTTCTCCAAGACCTTCAGCGCCTAACTTATCGCTCAAGGTTTTGGTAATCGATGTCAGGGTCTTATTGGCCTGCTTTTCATCAAAGATCTTTGCAGACTTACCGGTCGGTAGAATCTTTAACTTTTCATAGACCGGTAGCTTGTTTAAAGCCTCCCGGACAGCAAAGAGTTCTACATCGTTTAAACCTCTTAGGGCGTTTGCACCGGTAAGGTTGGGCATCGGCTTGATGCCTGTAACCCGAGACACAAAGTCTGAAAACCCTTGGGTGGAGGTATCGATGTTCTTTTGTTGCGCTAAACCAACAATTTCTGCTGGTTTGAATGTAACTTGACCTGTAAACCCTGACCTTTGAGCCAGCAGACGATCTAACTCCGCCCTGTAAACACCGGTATCTGCGATGTCTTGAATGGTGAAGCTTTCTGTCTTGGGACGCCCTGCCTCTTTGCGGCGCTTGTCTAGTTCCTTAACGACAGTAGGATCTAGTTCATCCCGACTAAAAGTTCCAAAAGGCTCAAAGAGTTCTTTTTCTTCTACGCCGTATTTATCAAGAGCAGACTTCTCTTCCCTGCTGGGGGTGACCTGTGCCTGAGGTGCCGCTAGAAGGAGGGGTTGTCCTTCAATACCAAAGTTTTCAAGAGTTTTCTTTCGCTCCGCCTCTTCAGCCAGTCTTGCCTTTTCGGCTTCAGCGGTTCTGGTCTTCGCATCTTCCTCGGCTTTAAGGTTGTCATAGAGAGTCTTTCTCTTTCCTTTGGTGACGAGTTCAATAACCCCTTGAGCAAAGGCACCCACAGAGGCACCCATTGCCGCATCACCTAGAGCAGATTCACCAATGTCCAGTTCTGGGTTATATATACCTTTGGCAAGAAGATCCTGAGCGACATTCGCCATACCCTCTTGAAGACCTTCGATACCGCCGGTCTCAACCATCCTCTTGGCACTGTTAAACAGTCCGGGAGCAATCATATCGGCGTCAGACTTCTTCACCCCACGCAGGATTGCTTGTAATGGCCCAGTTAAACGCTCAATAGGAGCAAGTTCAGTCAGACCGATTGCTGTACCGCCTAACTGAGCAGCAAACTCTTGGCCCGTTGAAACATCGGTTCCTTCTGCTCTGGCCTGTTCTACCCGGCTTCTGGCTTCTTCTGCACCCAGACCGGTAGCCATGCCACCTAGAGTGGCGGCTCTTCCCAGTCCTTTTGCCATTAAGGTGCCGGGAATTAAAAAAGAACCCAGTCCACCCACCGCACCAGCAAACTCAGAAACCGTCCCGTAGTCAGGAGCGAGATACTCCTGAACGCCTGCAAGTCCTTTACCTACCCCAGTCTCTGCAAACGGGGCCATCTCAACCCCTGCCGCTCTAAGACCTGTATAGGCGGTAGAAGCTAGACCTGTAACTGGATCAACAATCCCTCTTCCAAGACCCTTTAGAAGCTCTCCTGGGGCACCTAGAAGCTGTTCTCCAATACCAGGGAAGGCATCTGGATAAGCCGCTTGGGCTGCTTCCATAGCCCGATTACGAGGAACTGAATCATCGATTAGGCCGATTGACCCATCAGGCAGGGTGATTTGATAAGCCATAACTTATTGAGGAAGAGTTGCGCCAGTTGTTCCAGTACCTCTAACCAATGGGGGTATGGTTGGTACAGCAACATATCTATCCCCATACATCTGCTTAAGAAACTGTTCAATTTGTGCATCAGTTGCTTTGGGATTGGCTTCTTTGATTCTTTGCTTCTCCATCATCACCTCAATACTTGTAAGAGGTTCAGCGGGTTTCACTTTAGCAATACCAGCAGTTCTTGCTGCGGCATCGTAGTAACCAGCCTTAGATTCTGATTCAAGCGCATCAGCCCGTGCTTTATACGCTTGTAAACCAATAGCAGCATCACTCTGAGCAAACTGTCTTGCCTTCTCTGCCCGTGTAAACGCTTTTTCTTCCGCCCGGTCAGCAGCAGCAAACCTGCCTTGATCCCGAAGACTTTCTGCCTGCATAAGATCCATCTCAGACTGCTCAATAAGCTGTTGAGCCTTCCGCATATCCTTCTTGCCTTCAATCATGGTCTGGTTAAACGCCTTAAGGCCTTCACCCATCCACTTGGTACCGCCGCCTGGAGCAGACAGAACAGCCGCTCCTGCGGCAAGCAGAGCATCATTGAAGCTCATCTTCTTGTCCCGCTGAAGTTCTTCTGTTCTTTCAGCAATCCTTTTCTCAAGGATCTCTTTTTGTCTGAAGGGAAAACGTTCATCAAACTCAGAAGTTGCTTTTGTTCTAGCAGCTTGTACATCTTGAGTAGAAGGAATCCCTGTTTGACCTTTTGCAGAGTTCAATAACTCTTGCAAATCAATAGGCAACTGAGGAGCCGCCGCTCTAATGCCGGTGGGAGCAGGGGCAGGAGCAGCACTAGGAGTAACACCCGGAGCGGCACTAGGAGCAGGTTTAGGTGCAGCAGCGACAGGAGCCGCAACAGCAGGAGCCATGGGTGTAACGCCCGTAGGCAAAGCCTTGTCAACGATCATTCGTTGCATGGCAGGATCCATGTTGGCGATATCTTGATTTGTATATCCTAACTGAGAAAGACGAAACCGAACATCTCCAGCGCCAATGCCTTCTGGACCCCCCAAAATACGGGACAATCCTTTTGGACGATAGGCCTCTAATTCATCTTCAAAAGTTGGTTGCGTGTAATCCCCAGTAAACATTCCATCGAATGCCCGGATAGGGCCACCCTTCTCAAAGGCAACTAACCCACCACCAGACATCATTTGGGGCATCTGAGGCATCTGTCCCGCCAATTGAGCAGGCATCTGAGGAGCCATTTGAGGAGCCTGAGCCATCATCTGCTTGGCAGATCCCAAGGTGGAATCAGCCGCTTCAGGAGTGGCGGCAATACCTATCAAGTCTTCTGTGACGCTAGTCTCAGGTTTTTCTTTTAAAGCCCCCTCCCGCATCCGTTTCCGGCGGGTCAGTTCAGACACCACCAGATAGGCGGGATAAGAACCTGTGGGGTTCTGGACTTCACTAACCAGATACTGGTCAGGAACATCCTTTAACTGTTCAGAAATTTCAATAAGGTTCATAACACTATCCTGGTTGTGTCAACCCTCTGTACATGGCATATGCCGGTAATCCCAAACCAACCGCTTGTTGGGCAAAACTCTGAGGAGCTTCATAAAGAGTTCTACCGCCCTGCAAAGCACTGGTGCCCCGAAGGATGTCAGACATAAAGCCAAGTTGTTTAAATGGTCCTGCCTGCTCTTCTTGGAACTTAGCAATAAGAGCATCAATCTCTGCTTGTCTTCCTTGCTGTTCAAGAGAAGCAATCTGGGACTGCAATTGTGTAAGGGCAACATTTGCTTGCGCTTCTGCACCAGCAAGCTCACCAGTTAACGCACCCGCCCGTGCATACTGTTCAGCACCTCTAAGGCCGGTCTCAGTACCAAACTGTCGAGACTGCTCTGCCATCTTCTGCATATCAGCAAACTGTTGTTGGTTAGCAAGTGCTGACCTCAACGCCTGATCTGCTGATAAACCCTGAGTTTGAAGCTGTGCCGCCAGGTTTTGCACTCGGGACTGTGCATCTGCGTCCAGATTAGCAAGGGCTGTTTTAAGGCCTACATCGACCGATAAGGCCTGTGTCTGCATCTTTGCAGCCCGATCCCTTTCGAACTGCTGCTGGGCCTGTTCAAACGCCGCTTGTTGGCCTCTAAACTGGATATCGGACAGGTTCTCTCCAAGGGCTTTTTCCCTTTGTGCTTGGAGAACTGCTTGCCGACTTCCGCCATAGGTTCCCTGCCGGGAAGCAGCTAAGTTCTGTCCCAGTTGAGCCTGTTGAGCATCATCGATAGCCTTCCTCTTCTGGATGTCAACCACCTGTTGCATATAGGGAGACATATATTGCTGTGCTGTCTCGGCGGTAAACTGTTCTGCTGGCTGGATATCAGGCCTAAACCCAGTCTGGGCGGCAGTCATTTGGTACTGTTGAAGGGGTTGACCACTCACATTCTGCATTTGAAACTGAGTGGGAGTGTATTGAGAAAGCCGCAAAGCTTCTGAGCCGCCAAACTTAGCCATATCCTGAGCAGTTTTAAACCCTCCAGGGGTCTGCATCTGGGACACAGATTTGTATAGATCCAACTGAGATTGACTGGGAGCAGCCCTTCTTTCACCGGTATAAGAAGGCAAAGGTTGTTCTGTTAAAGCCTCTGATTTGCCCAGAAGCTTTTCCATGTATGGCTGGGCATACTCCGGTATGGTTAGTTGACTAACCTGAGTAGGCTGTGGAGGAGGAGAAGATCCGCCTTTACCCATGATTTATCCCTTCACTACCCGCTGGTAGTTCAAATGTCTGCCAAAGGGCTTTGTGTCCATCTTGTTTAAACACCTTTGCCCATCCAATTCTAGCAGTTGCCTCAACACCATCGCAGTGATTATCAAATGCCCAATGCTGTAAAAGTTTCAACATTGGATCTTTCCATTCCGATAATCTTGTCCCCCCACAGAAAGACATACAGAGAAACTTCTTTCTGGGGTAATGCATAAAGTTTGTGACAACCGCACCCAAAACTTCGTTGTCTTCAAAGGCGACCCACAGATGGTGGTCGTAATCCATTACTGCGTTGTAGATATCATCAACTTCGTATCTACCGTGCGTATATTCCGCTGCTGCTTTTAAATACTCTTCAACATTAAGCCAGCACTGATCTACATATTCTCTTGGAACATGAGAGACTTGAATCATGCAGGCATAACACTTTCCGCCTTCATCTCTGGAGGCTGTTTGTTGCGTCCGTATTTCTGTGTCCTAAGACGAGCAATCATGGCATCTAGCCTGTTCGCTCCTGCATCAGTCGATCCATTGCCAAGCATGGCTACCGCATCAGCAGGAATGACATACTCTCCATCAGATAGGAGAACATCCTGTTCACCATCAATGCTTGCCTTGATTTCATCACTCATCCCGTCTCCCTGGCCTCGGAGGATGTTTCCTTCCTTGTAGCCAGTCAGACCAGCTAATCCACCCTTAGCCATGTACTCAGGTCCGGGTGCTTTGTAGGGTTCCCGAGCAGTGAACCGGCGGGTAGTCGGATCATAGTCATAAGGACGGATCAGAGAGTTATCTTCTGGAGCATTGAAATCTGGTTGTTCAAATGCTTTCTCAAGAGCATAAGGAGCAATCCCGTAAGCGGTCTTGGTTAACAATCCAGAGCCACCGCCAACTTTTTGCATGAAAGCTCCCCTAGCCGCCTCTCCGGTGGGACCGGTAGAAGTAACGGCGTCAAGACCAGCCAATGATCCTTGGCTTGGAGGGGCTAGGGCTATATCTCGGCCTGCCGCTAGAGGTTCAGCAAACATTGATGGAGAACTAGGTGGGGGAACTGGTTGTGTAAACCCAACAGGAGTTCCAGGAACAGAAGTTCCACCAACCTGAGCCATCGATAAATCACCTGCTCCGGTCATGACATCCATTGGCATTGGAGTTGCTCCACCAGGAATAGGAGCAAAGCTTGCCGGTGCGGCTGTGGGGGTCATACTAGCACCAATAGAGCCTGGGACTGCGGTTGATTGGCTAGCACCAGCCAAAAGATCCGCACTTGCTGTTGGAGCAGCCTGAGCAACATTAGCGGCTGAAGAAGCTGCCCCTAATCCTTCCCCTATACCAGCACCGCCATAGGCTCCTAGGCCTGCCATAAGGCCTTGACCAATGTCTTTGGTCACTACCGCTGTTCCAAGTCCGGTAGCAATACCGGCACCTAGAGCAGACATCCCAAGGCCTTGTAAACCCATACCGATAAGGAAGGGTAAGAAAGCTTCTGGTTGTCCTGTTCGGGGATTGGTGGTGAGATCTCCGCCCATCTTTTGGGCAGCAGCCCTTAGGCCAGCAACCTCAACGGGGTTCATGTGAACAAGCATGGAGTCCCCGTATCTGCCCTGAGAGGCTAGGGATTCCGCCATAGGTTTCATGTCGTACATAGTTTCACCCGTTTAAACAGATAGTTGTATTTTGTCATGGTTAGGTGGAAGAGACAAAGGTTATGGAACCTATTGCCGAGGGAATTGCTGGTCTAGCAAAGGGGGTTGTCTGAGCGTTGTCGTGAAAAATATAGACCCCATTTGTCGGTACTGTAGGGTCACCAGCCTGATCTGTAGCCCAATAAAGTTCTACCTCATCCCCAGCGTTCATGCTAAATGTAGCTTCAGAATAGGCCGCAATGTACCCCTCTTCGCCAGGACTAGCGCTTTTACGGGCCGGTACGGTAAAGATTGTGGCTGAGTCAGCTACGTCATTATTGTTAACCTTTATCCATACCGTGGCGTAGTGAATAGCGTTAGCCGTGTTAATGAACTGCAAGCTGTACGTGATCTTATAGACCCCATCATACTGAGCCGTAGCAGTGCCCGGTGCAGCCAACGTCCAGCCAAAGCTTGAGTCAAGCGTGTTCCACTTTACAACCGTGGGCGTGTCATCACCGCCAGCAATCTGATCGGTAGAGTCTGAAGCGGAGATGTGAGGAATTACTAACTTCCATCCGCCACCGACGTAATAGTCATTTTGAAGCGGTGTTGTGGAGTCTAGTTGGTTGAAATAAAGAGTCAGGACACGAATGAACTGGTCGAAGTACTGCCTGTCATACAACTCACGGGGGAGCGGTAACGCAGGAGACTTGAACTTGATCATCCCCATTTACTGCTTACCATCCTCTCTAGCATCTAAACGAAGCACACCCAACTGCCAGAACACTCCAAGATCATCAGATGCAATTTTGACCGCTAACTGTCTGGCTCGTGCCCGAACAAAGATCTGATTTGTGTATTGACTGATAGATGTCTGTATCACCCGTTGGGTATCAGATGGGTCATTGGTGAAATTAGACCCAGGCCAGTTCCTTGGACGGACAGTTATATCAATCTCTGGAGTCTGTGCTGTGGATGTTGTGAAGTTGATGTCAGGAATCATCCGCCGGGTAAGCATAAACTTCTCTCCATCCCCGATATCAAAGTCTGAGGATTGGATATATGAAACCATAGGAGTTTCATCATCGTTTAAACCATTCTCATGCTCGTACAACAAAGACAAGTCAGTATCAGGGTTATAAGCCGTTGCTAATGGTTTTCCTGAAGATGCTTTATCTAGCCATGCAGTACGGTTTATTGTTCCATAGTACCAAATTTGATCTAGATAATTGTATATGGCATAACGATCAACTACTGAAGATGTGGAACTACAGTAGAACCACCAAACCTCGTTGTAGCTTTCATTAGTTCCAGAAACAATCTGTTCGGCCTGTACAAGATTTATATCTTTAAAGATATATTCTTTGATAGTGCAGGGGAGAACCTGTACACGACCATCATAGATATAAAACTTGTCCGTCCCCATCCAGAACACCACGTTATTTACTGACACGGGCGCACGAGGGCAAATAATAGAAATGCTGTCTGACAGTTCTTGCAGGCCAAACACATCAGTGGTTCCTAAGAACTGTAGTGAATAGACATGAGTGTCAGTAAAAACCACTACTTCTTGTCTGGTAGGTATAGCCCGAATGATCCGTGAACCACGGGATACACGCAAAGATCCAGCAGAGCTTGGCAGACTATTAGGTGTAGTTCCTGTTGGATTCCAATACATTGGTTCATCTTGGCTAGCCCAACGAATAAGCAACGGATCATAGTCAGCAGCCGTACCGCCAAATGGTTGACATCCAAAAGCAAGAAGGTGTTTGTCGTTTTGTGAGACAAGCACTTGACCTACAGTTACTGGGACTGAATCCGCACCAGACAGAGAAGAAAGTAAGACTGCTCGGGTGCCAAGGGCTGATGATGGACTTACTGAAGATCCTCGTTCCCAATAATATACCGGTCCTCCAATAGCTGCTCCGGCACCGGTTGTATTTGCTCTAATATTTGCAACAAGGTCATTGTCAAAGTTATCCAAGAACCAGTCTCGTTGAGGCAAATAAACAGGTTGTGATGAGGAAAGACTCCATCCAACACTACCCCATCCGCCTGTACCCCAACCATAACCGGCTGTTTGAGTACCAAAACCCGTATGGATCTGACAAACAATAGTTATGCCTGTGCCACCGCCAGTAGCTACTGATGTAGATGCAGTGGCAACAACAACCGTAAAGTTATTGGCGTCTATTACTTGGGTGACTACAAGTTCTTTATTTAAATCAGCATTAGGTACTCCACCCACGTTACCCGTAACACCAGATATGGTGATGTAATCACCAACCAAACATCCATGAGCGGTAATACCAAATGTCACTGTGGTAGATGCGGCAACGGCAATCGTTGTAGATCCAACAGTTTGAGAGGTATTAACTTGATACGTTCCTACGCCGCCTAAACCGGTAAGAAAAGCAACAATCGTTGTGCCAGCAGAAGCGCCAGTCGTTATTACGCTACCAATAGCCAAAGCGCCAGAGGTAACCGCCGATATGGTGAGCGTCGTTCCGGAGATACTGCCGGTACCTGTAAACCCCGTTTCAACGCTGTTATCTGTTGCGGGGGTGGTTAATGTGGTTCGAATAGGGGTAATGTCATAGAACTCTGCGCCAACCTCTATATAGAGTTTTTTATCGGTACCTAGCGCCATAAAATCATCGGTAAACGATGTAAACCAATTCAACATCTGACGACATACACCAATAAACGGATCTGGTGCGTACTTGACCCATCCGCCTAGTTTCTGTGGATAGCCAGAATAAAACCGGACCTTATCGCATTCATACCAACCGCCTTCGTTGGCGTAGTTGGTCGTGTCTCTGTTTATCCCAGGTTTAAACTGTAGGCGTATAAACGACATGATTAAGCAACCAATCCAGGTAGATACATCACCTTACCGTCTCTTCTTGTTGCAGTAAGATTTTGTTTCTTTAAGTTTTGTGGGTCATACGACACGTGTACCCATCCACTATCAGGTACGCCCGGCGTTACAAACTCAAGAATCAATTGGGTGTACGTTAAATTATTTGCTATCCATTCTGCTAAATCTGGATTTCCTACCCCCGGTATCTCAATGTCAGCAGCCATTCCTCGGCAGTGATCCGAGGTTCTAGACCCCCCTACTTTAGCATTTACATCCGGCGAGCGATAGCCCGAGTTGACCTTGACGCCTTTCTGGTAGTGATCACGGATAGGCTGCAATACGTTGGCGCAGAGGTTCAAAAGATTGTTCAGTTCGTCTGGGCCAGGGTTGTTTGGTAGGTCATGGCGCAGCGCAGTCTCAGACTTCACCATCTCGGCAAGGCTAAAGTTCTTGGTCAGTTGGGTCATTTCTTCTCCAGCAGATCGTCAATTTGCTTGGTTTTCTCTTTACTACCAGCAGAACTACCGAAGTAATACCCAAGCACCATCGTCATAGCAGAGGTAAGACCACCTAGCACATAGACCAGAATGTCTTTTGACTGGGCATTGACATCCACAAAGATGATGACGGTAAAGAGGATAAAGGTCAGACCAACCGTGCCTAGCGCCAGGATAGGCGTCACCACCTTGCTGATAAAGGGTGCATTGGTTGATACGGCAATCTCAATCTCCCGCCGTCTGGCTGAGTCCATCTCTTTAGCCATGAACTCCAGCTCAGCAAGGTCACCCTTCTGCGCCATCTCCATGAGTTTGGCTTGGGCTTCTGCTTTAGCACCGGGGTCTGGAATGACCTTATCTAAGACCTTCTCACCAATCGATAACAGGGCGGCTATGGGTAGCATTTACTTTCCTATCCTTGTGCTTGCGACGCCGGAGATCACACCAATAGCCACCAGCATAATCTCTTTCAAAATCTCAAGAAACTTCTGGTCTATGGGAGCCATCTGTGTCAGGTCATGGTCTACGAACAAAACACTAAGAATGATGCCAATGGTTGAGATAACCAGCAACGACAGCACGCCTATGACCACCGTGGCCCAGACCATCGTTTGAATTTCTTCCGCTGTGTATTTCATACCAGACCCTTTGAGTATGTTCCACACCCTCTGCTTTTCATTCATGACCTGCCTTTAAGCATATACAGCCAAATAGCACCGACCATCAGCCCAACAAATATCGATCCTGCCACAAACAACCAGAACCCCAGAAGAAGCTGCTCCATGATCCTTGCACGACGAGCCTTCTTCTCCTGCGCTATCCTTGCTACTTCTCGTGCTGCTGCTTCTCTATTCTGCCTAGCCTTAACCTGAAACGCCTGCCAGTCATCCCACAACCCAGGTCGGCCCTGGTAAATAAACATTTCCCGCAGTTCCTGCTCTTGCTTCTTTAACTGCTCTAGCGCAAAGAATTCTTCTAGGTCGTTGCGCTTATGATCCGGTGTTGCCGCTACCTTCTCTTGGATCTTTGCCTTGTTGTCGAAATACTCAAATACTGCCTTACCAGCCTGGATAATCTCCCCGCTGTTATTTATAGCCTCCTTGATGACCGCAAAGGCTGCGTTGGCGGCGGCTAGTTCGAGTAGCATCGTCAAACATTTTCTTAGTTAAACCAAGTAACAATTGAGTATCTCGTTCCAGAGGTAACGGGATTTACTTGATGAGGATACTGAAACGAACTAGGAAATAACAACATACTTCCCTTAGCTAGTTTGTAGGAAACCTCACCATTAAAGAACTCAAACTCACCGCCTTCAAAGCCATCGTTTAGCACTATAGAACATGACAGCGCTCGCTGAAACCCCAGAAAGTTATCCACGTGTTTGCGGTATCCAGTGCCGGTTTCGTACTTAAGTAGGTCGTAGCCAGTGTCTTTTTCCACCACACAGGTAGGAAACTGTTTTGTATAAGCCAGCAGCCCAGCCTCAACACACCTAAATAACTGAGCGTCTATCTCTTTTCGCACCGCCTCGTTCTTCTGGATGCTTTCTACCCGAGACAAGCTCTTGATTTTGGCACCACGAACCTGCGTCATGACCTGTCCATCGACACCAATCTTTGAGTCTTCCCAATCTTCGTCTGTATCGTACTCGGCAAGAATGTCGCTAATTAGCTGCTCAGGCACCACGTTCTCTAGGTACATGATGTAGTCAGACAGATTGTTGGAGAGTGCTGTCATTGTTAGGTCTTCATGATGAACGCAAGAGCGTAGTACGGAGGCAGATTAGCGTTGGTGCCAGACGAGCCAGTGGATAAGACTGTAGTTGCTACTGTGATACCAGTCGTCGAGGTTGTCATACCGATTGTTCCAGAACCAGCGCCAACGGGTCGAACTGTACTAAACGGGCCACCAGCAAGAATCTCGTTGACGATGTTGGCTGTGTGAGTGTGGCCTGGGTCTGTTACAGAAGATGTTGCAGAGTGGGTGTGGCTAACGACAATTGCATCTTTAGAGCCACCAGTCTGAGTCAGTGACCCCGTGACATTAGTTTTTGCAACCCCACCATCATCTTGTCTAGCGCCGATGATAAACCGGTCTCTAAGGTCTGGCGTGCTGTTTGCGCCGTCACACAGCACCCAACCGGTTGGTATGGTGGCTATGGTGCCAGACCACATCATGATCATGCCAGCTATGAAGCTAGTCGGCGGAGCAGCGGAAGTCCAAGTAGTGCCGTTAGAGGTTAGTAGGTTTCCCGTAGTACCAGGGGCTACAGCCTGAAGCGCTGATGTGCCGTTACCAAGCAAGACGTTGTTGGCAGTTAGTGTTGCCAAACCAGTGCCACCATTTGCTACGGGTAATGCCCCTGTAACTGCGTTTGTTTGGTTAAGAGCTACGGCACCAAAAGCCAAAGAAGTACCAGATCTACGAAGAACCTGATGGTCTGATGCAGCAGCAATACTTGCATTGTCAGCAGTTGAGCCGCCGGTAACGCCTAATACCGATAAAGCAGTACCTTGTGCAAGGTTTGCAAACGGTAGATCACCTGTCACGCCATTACTTAAGTCAATCTGTGCCCAAGCAGGGTTGTTGCTCGTGCCGGTGTTGGCGAGGTAGCGGGTAGCGGTAGTGTTCTTTGGCAATGCAACATAAGTGTTGGTTGCCGATGCATAAAGAATGTCTCCTTGTGTTGCACTGTTTAAACCAGTACCACCTGAGGTTACTTCCAATGCAGTTGTTAACCCAGATATAGTTCCGCCGGTAATTCCTACAAAGTTATCAGCAAGTCTAACGTTGGTGCCATCGCAGTAAACATTCGCTACTTTGCCGTTAGGGATTGTTACGCCTGTGCCGGTAGCGGTTTTGATACGAATGCTTTGTCCGCCAGAGGTGTTGTTCTCAACGAAGTATTGTTTTTCAATACTTACTCCAGGAGTAATTTCAGGGACAATTAAGTCCCGTGTAGCAGACAAGTTACCAGAAGACGTGACATTAAGTACCAGGTTACGAAAGACCTGTGAAGCATTGCTGCTTGCATAGGGCAGCGTGTAGTTAGCATCCGATGGAAATGTTGCTGTAGCCCGACCGGTAATTGCCTCTTCTAGCGCTGTGCCAAGGTTAGTGTTGGTGGTCGTACCCCAAGTACCAGCCTGTTCACCAGTACCAATAAGCTCGACTTTTAATGGGCTGTAATCACTTGCCATGATTTACTCCGCTTCTACGTTGCCTGCGACCTGCATTTCAATCCAAGAACCCGTGTCTTCATCCCACGAATACATACCGCCTTCAGGCATAGGAACCGGCGCTTCCCACTGGGCCGTGTCATTGTTCAGCAGCCAAGACGCAAAAGGTTTGGGCGGTACAAACGCATCAATGTCGGCGTTGTAGGTGTAACCGATACCAGCATAGTTCTTGCGGATGGTGCCGTTGTAGGAAGTCTGCTTCCATGTGCCGCCAAAGAGTTTCTCGCAGAACGCAGCCCCGATGTATTCCTTCTCCACACCATTAGCGTCTGCCGTGTCTTTGTTGGCTACCACGATGACCTGAGTCACCACGTTGTTTTCGTCGAGTTTCACAAAGTGCGCCAAAATAATTCTCCTTTACCAAGTCCATGAAACGTATGAATAACGAATGCCCGATTTCACAGGCTTTACCTCATGCGGATACATGAAGTTACTGGGAAAAACTACTACCGCCCCAGCAGGCAGATGAATACGGTGGTCACCAAACATCATCAACTCACCGCCTTCGTAATCGTCGTTTAAAGCACCCAGTATCGTCAAGGTTGGGATGCCTTTTCGCTGACCATCAAACATCGAATGAATGTGGTCACAGTGCAGTTTCATCTGCGTAGTGGGGTCATACCGATTGAACCGAATGTTGGTATAACCATTCCAACCACCGAACCAAGGCTCAAAACTAGCGAAGTCCTTTAAGACATAGCGCTCGACGGCAAACCAGACCTGCTTATTGATCTCGGCCTTCTCTGCAATATCGTCATGGCTAATGGCTAGTTCGTGGTCGTAACTGACAAACGAATCAGACCCTGCTTGATAAAAGGTGTGCTGCTGCCAGTTGATCTTGTCTAGGTTCTCTGAGGCCGACTTGCATAGATCCGCAGGTAGGTGGTTCTCATACACCTTGACGTAATCGAGGAGGTTCTGCGGCGTCACAGGTGCAGCCCCGTCAATGATTCGTCTTGCCCAAAGTTGCCAATAGGGAAGGTGTTAAACGACAGACTGATGCGGGTCTGTTTACCCTCTACGGTCTCGACCATATGCGTCAGGTGCGACGGGAAAATGAACAATCGGCCTGTGTAGGCTTCCATCCACCAAGACTCAGAGTTGTACGGGTTGAAGTCTTCTGTAGGGGTCTTTAGTTGCTGATACCCGTCACGGTAGAAATAGATCTTGTCTGTCTCTTTGTCGGCCTGGGGGTAAAAGACACCACTGATAAATGAATTAGGGTGAGCGTGTTTATGGTGGAACTGCCCCGGCTCGGTGTAATTGCACCAGGACTGCGTAATCCGCAGGGTAGTCTCGTGCTTGGGGGCGTAGACGGCCTTGAAGTAGTTGGCAACAGACGCCTCGATAAAGTCCTTGACCCCTTTAAGTTCAGGGCTCTTTAGGATCGTGTTATCGACGCTTGTGGTATTGCCCATGTTATTGCGCTTTTCTTGGTTCTTGATGAACGCAATTTCTGTCTCGGTGAAGTCACGCCCGAGGTCGAACATACCCAATGCGGTAGGAAATAGGTTGTGAATGTTCACGCTACCGCCTTTT